CTATTTGTTACACGAATAAGCTCTCCGTTCGCTGGATCAAATTGTATAAACATATCTAAATTCCCAAAAATTTTTCATATTTTTTAAAAATATTATCTAACAAGAAATTTTTAGATGCATAATGGAAAATTCCGGTTTGCAAATAATTTCCCACATAAAAATCTAAATTTGGACTTAAATAAGTTCTAACTTTATCATGCCATTCGCCTGTAACATTTTGCCAATTTTGGATATTCTTTTTCATATGAACAAATTTTACAAAATTTACAATATTATTTGTAATTTCAACATCATTATCTAAGATTTTACTTGCAATAGAAAATGAAACATCCATACTAGGATATTTAGGATAATATTCTTTACAAAATTGTCCGTAAAACATTTCCCAATTTTTTGATATTAATTCTACCAAAGCAAAAAAATCTTTAGATTTTTGTGACTTTAAAAAATAATGCATTCCCGAATATAAATTAGGTAAATGATTAGTTTCAAATAATTTCCTGTAATAATTATCAGTTACAATTGTAGATCTATAAGTAAAAACTTTATTTAAGAAAAAAAGATTATAATTTTCAAAAAATTTCCACCACAAATTTAAATTTTGTAAGACTAATGTGTCTGTATCTAATACAATAGTTTTATCATATGGAGTATTATGATATAATTTCCATCTATTTAAAATACTATATCTCGAATCATCATGTTCTAACCATAAAGGTTCTAATATGTTATCAAACAATCCTTGATACTTTGGCAAAATTTTGTTCTTTGTAATTATGCTAATAGATACATCATTTTTTGTTTTAATACTCATTGCCGATAAACATGCTTGTGTTACATATTCATTTCCATCAGCATAAAATAAAAACCCATTAGACATTTTTTAATTCCTTATCAATACATCTATTAAGGCTAAATTTGTTCATAACGTGTATTGTAACATCATTCCAAGATGCCAATGTATACTCTCCGACATAATTTTCTTTTTCTAATAAAAAAGTTATTTTATTTTTATCTATATCCCAACAAATATCTTTATCTGTAGTATAATAAAGTTTACCAGGTAAAGAAGACGCAAAATCTCCTTCTGTATAACCATTCATAATATGTATAGCTATGCTAAAAGCATGATCATTTCTAAAATAACTTTGATTTATTTGAAAAACTGATTTATAATGATTCCAATTGTCTTGGATATGTTTTAATAAGTCAAAAAATATTTTATTTTCTTCAGTTTTTCGGAAAAAGACTATTGTTGCCCAATAAAATTTAATTCCTATATCATTTATATACTTAAATTCAGAATAATCTCTAAAACCAGCTAAATCAAATGATTCATGATAAATTTGAAAATTATTTTTCTTTTCAAAACAATGTAAAAAATTAGTGTTAGATAGCACTATGTCAGTATCTAATAATAAAGTTTCATTATAAGGTGTAACATCATATGCTGAAGATCTTAATTGATTTTTAAAAGCTAACTTTTGTTTAGATATAGTACCATCTCTATATAATTTGTAAAAATGATTTTCAAATTTACTTAAAATAGTGCCATCAACATTACTATTTTCCGACCATACTATGGGAATAATTTTATCAAAAACTTTTTCACAATCCGGAAATTGTGTTTTCAAATACAATTCGCTATCGGTTACTATTGATGTAGGTAACCCTAAAATATTTTTAACTCTTTTTGCCAAGAAATAAGCTTGTTTAGTATAATCTATTTTTGAATTATTTCTTGCATACAGTAAAATACCTTTACTCATAAATCTACTAAATTCTCAATTGTCCGTTCTTTTTTTATTCTATTATAACTTACAATAAATTCATTTGAAGCATTTATGTAGATATTTTTAATATTATTAAAAAATTCCTCTAAATTTTCTATTTCGGTTGGAATTTGATTATCATCTATTAAAATTATTTCTGTTTGAGAAGAATCTAACATAATTTTACAAAAGGATATTAATTCTTTTGTAACTGTAAATTGACTTCCATTAAAAAAATAAATTAAATCTTGATAATACTTTTCTTGAAATGACCTTTTTTGATTGTGTAAAGAGGCCATATAATTGGAAAATTTAATAGCTTTTTCAAGTCGTTCGTCCATAAAACCTTTTTTAAAAAAATATTTATAGACTTACTAAAAAAACTATCAATTTATTGGAAAGCTGAATCAGTAGTATAAGTAGGACTAGTTATAGCAACGTAAGAACCTACAGCCCTAAATTCATCTACTGAGCAAGTAATTGTCCCGTTAACATTTTCGTCTACTGGAGCACCTATGCCAGTTTGATCTCCTGTATCGTCATCTTGTAACCTTACTTCAAATTGAATTTGATAAGTGTTTGTTCCCTGTTTTGCTCTTACAATTAAATCATTTTCGAGATACACTCCTGAACCTGTTGCTGTGTATAAATTTGACCAATTTTGGGTAAGACTTGCGTTTTGAGTATATCCAAAAGTCACCGGGTCAGGGGCATTTGTTACCATTGTGGCCCAATTATTAGATTTTGATCCGCTTGTTCCTGACATTGCTAAATTAATCCTAATTTCTCCTCCAGTGTTAAAAAAATATCTTCTATGATTTGCGTCTGAAAATGTGACTGTAAAAATAAAATTTATCGTTCCATTCCAAGCACTTGTTCTTGAGCTAGACCTAACACTAAAAACTGAATCCATTTGGACAGTATTTAATGAAGTAGTAGGTAATCTATTAGCATCAATTGTATTTACATAAGACACATACTGATTGTGTGTTGCACTATCTGTACCAGCAGATGCTCCTGCTGTAATCCAATCTCCAACATTTATATCGCCTAATAAAAAATTGGTAGAAGTTTGATGAACATAGCATTTTTCAATATCAGCTCTTAAATCATCTAATTGTTGCGCTGTTACAAAATCTCCAACTGCAGGTTGAGTAGGATAATTACTAGCAACAACTTGCGAGCTTATAACAGTCTGCCCATAACCATAATCACCTGATCCTACGCCTAAAATTTGAGCAACTTTACTTTGCAAATTATTGTAATCAGTTGCATTAATTGATCCACCTTGAACTACGCTCGAAACTGCCATTGTTTAAAAACTCCTATATATATGTACTTTATTTATACAATTATTTCTATTAATCCTATTTCTTCTAGATTATAGTTTTCTAAACTTTTTCCAATTACTTGCAGTGCTGTATAATTATCAGATGCTGCTTTAGCTACACCAGGAGTGTCAGAAGTAACTAATAAATCACCTTTGTTAATATTTCCTATTACTTTGCAAGGAACTCTTCCACGTAATGCAACGCAGGCTTTTACTCCTTCTAATTCACTATTCATTATATGAGCTGGACTAGTAGAAACAACACCAATTACAGTAGAATCATTGCTTTTAACAGATTGAGTTACTTCAGCATCTCCGCCTATTACTAAAACAGTTCCAGGTTCATAAACTTTATCAGACAGATACATTTCAGCTAAATCTGCATATTTTGCTGCTGTAGCTGTACCTCTAAACAAATTTGCATGGATATCACCAGAAATATCACGAGCAACAATAGATACTCCGTTTGTACTCCTTGCATCTGCAGTGTAAAATCCTGTTTCAACAGTGCTTTGAGCATTTATAAAAGATGTTGATACTGCGTTTGCATTATCAGCTGTTCCTTTAAATTCGTTTGCGTAAACATAATTAAATGGATGCGATGTGTTACCTATGTTAACTTGTCTAGTGCCTGCACTTTCAGCACTAAATGATGAACTTGCAGGGTCAATAATTAAATTGTAACCTGGCAACACTTCATTATGAGTTAGTCTAAATGGCATTCTAACATTATTTGAGTCATCTCTTACTTGAAAAAATAAATCTAAACCTTGTTCATTTCCTATAATTGCTTGATTATCGTTAACAATTCTTAATTTTAAATCATTAGCATCACCGACTGATAACCCATCATCGCCAAAGGTAACTGCAGTTTGGAAAGCTGCTCCATCATATCTAATAAATTTATCAGCAGTAAAACCGCCTAACCTTTCTGAATTTGTAGCAGTGCCCCACCATCGATGATTGGTGCTTGTTGCTCCCCCCGTTGCATTCATAGTATTTTTTAACGTAAGGCCTTCATGAATTATATCAAATCCAGTATATTTTGCAATATCCTCGTCACCTATTGTAAAAGTTTTTTTACTTATAATATGGATTATTTGATCGCCAACTACACTACAAATTATAGGCTGATTGTCTCCTAAGGTATCTCTTACAGTCCTGCTTTGGAACTGAGTTACTGTGTCACCGGTACCTTGAGGTCCTACTAATATCCAATCTGTACCATTAAAAACATAAAGTTGTTCATTTTGGGTATCCCACCAAAAATCACCTGCAGTTTGTCCTGCTGGAGCTGTATCACCTGTTTCTGACCCACCTGTTGTACGCCATTTTGTTCCGTCATAAAATTTTAATTTACTTAAACCTGCATCAAACCAAACTTGCCCACTAAGTGCTTTTGGAGGTTGATTTTCTCCTGCAAAATTTTCTAGTAAAAAAACAAAATTCTCATTCTGTATTTCACCGTAGCCTGCGTAATTTTTACCAACTAATTTTAAATCAGTAGTTTGATCTACTGTTCCGTCTTCCACTACTGTTAGTTGAGCAGTATTATATGTATTAATTATATATGCCATTCATTTGTCCCCTAATGCTTTAGTGTATTTACCCTATTTGTTATACAACGATCCTATCAACTCCTGTGCTGTTCCAATTTGCTCCATCGCTTTGAAATCTATAGATAAATCTATCAACTGTAAATTCTATTTCTGTTGTAGAACCTGCATATGCAGGGTTAGCTACTATATCTTGCACAACAGCAACTGTGCCTGTATTATCAAAATTACGGACAGTTACTCTTGATTTTTGTAAAACTGCAGTATCTTCTTCTGAAACTGTTATAGGAAAAACTGCTGTAATTTGTCGGATACGTGTTGCCATAATTTTTACATTTTGCCCAGGTAACGATTCTTCAATCGGAAGCATATTATTTAAAACTGATCGAACATTTTGTATTGTAGATGCATAAAAAGGTGTATAATCAGGATCACCACTAGCTATTAATCCGTTTATATCTAATGATAACAATATTTCTTTTCCATCTACTGCCCTATCTACATATTCCTTATTAGCAGCTTCGTCGTTTGCAATAGGAGTAGCTAAATTAGATATCTTATTGTTGCTCAAACTAAGAGAACCGCCATTTGGATTTATCGTTATACCGGCTCCATTTATTCGTGTAATAGAAGCAGAATCAATATATATATTGTCAACTGATAATTCCGTTAATGTTCCAAGTTGTGTTAATCCTGTGGCTCTTGTAACTCCAGAATGTAACTCAGAACTTGAAAGAACCATTTCTCCATTTATTCTGTAAGAAGGATTAGCATTAATCCCTGATACAGACAAATTTATATTTTGGTTACTTGTCCAAGATCCTACTGGAGTATCATTGACGATGTCTGTATCGAGCTTCCATACAAAATCTTTATCACCTTCATTACTTCTAAGTATGAAACCACCACCTTCTACATCTGCATTTGACCCTATTTGATCCTGTTCTCCTATAGCTAATTCTATCGTTTTATCAATAATCTTTAAATCTTGCGATGTTACATAAGTTACATCGCCCGAAACCGATAAAGAACCTGCTATACTTACACTACCAGCAACTGTCAAATTTCCGTATAAATCTAATTCAGGAACACTAACTAAATTTTCAAATTGCCCTAATCCGTCAAACATTTTAATTTTATATTCTGACGTATCTATATAAATTGCGTTTACAAAACTATTTGTATATTGAGCATTTTTTATTCTTATTCCAAAATCTGCGTTCGATTCTAACATATCTATGTATGTTGTTGATCCGAAAATCTTAGCATTAACAAATGGTCTGTCGCCAACACCAATTGTTAGACCTTTACTATTTTTTATTGTTATAAAACCTGTTGTTTCGCCATTACCATCTGCAGGTAAAAAATTTACACTTGTTTTTTGATTTCCTTGGTCATCTAACAAATATTTTGAATTTAAACTTGTACCTCTCCACCAAAATCCATTTATTCCAGTTTCATTTTCTACATCTGCAATATTAAACCCTTTATATAATTTTTGTCTTTTAGGATTTTGTGTATCCTCGGCCCAAGTATGAAATCCGGTAATAGCAAATTGAATAGGTACAATAATTTCTGCTGGAGAATAAATTCCTACTAAAACACCTCCCAAAAATAATTTTAAGATTGTTGTCGTAATATTTCGTTCATCTATTTGGCTAGCAGACTCAAATCCTGTTTTACCTTGTCCAGCATCATATGTTGGTCCAACTAAAGTTAAATCTGTTCCATCATACAAATATAAACGATTATTTTCATTATCTATCCATATGTCACCGGCTGTTAAGTTTGACGGTTGTGAACTATTAACTATAGTACCAGATGCTGGCCGAAAACTAGTTCCGTCAAATACTTTTAATTTTTGATCTTGTTTATCAAACCATAATTGCCCAGTTAAAGGATTCGTAGGTGATGCAGTAGATGCAAAATTTTCTAGCAATTTTATGAAATTTTCATTAATCCATTCACCGAACCCTTTATAATTGCGTCCTATTAATGTAATATCTGTGCTTGTTGTATCAATTATACCATCTATTAGATCTATAATTAATTCTCCATCAGTCCTATTAATTCTATAACTCATCTAATCATCCTGCATATATAATAAAATTCAATGCCAAAAATGGATTTAAAATATCTACTTTTGAACTTAGGGTTTCATCTGTAACAATTCCTTGTGTGTTTTTCATTGCTACACCAGTAAATTCTGTCTGCTGTTCATAAAAATGATAATCTTCAACTTGATCGTCAACAATTTCAAACTGTTTAGGAGCAGTAGCATAAAATTGGGTATCATTATAAAAAAGATCATGCTTATGATCTGGTAAATTTGCTTCTTGTAAAGTTACTTTTTCGTTTCCTCCAGTACCCCCTAACTGTGTTGAATTAACATTTTCTAACACAGGGTTTGCTGGATTTTCTAATCCCAATGGAAATCTTCCTCGCAAATCCGGTATTTTAAAATATCCTAAGGGAAGAGATTCAATACTACCATAAGTATATTGAATTACTGCAAATAACTTTTCATAATCTACTATCAAAACATTTTGCCCTTCACAGCGTAACCAACCTGCAGGAACTGTTGATCCTGCATATGGCGTTATACTACCTATAGGTATAATAGGAACTGTTTTTAATAAATTTTCTATAGAAATTTTCTTTAATCCAATATCTTCTCTGTTTCTAGAAATAAGCAGTTCGTCATCTAGTTGTGTATCTATAATTTCTATTTTATTAGAAACCACGCCTTGTGATATTTCTGTTTGGAATTCAACCAATTCACCTTGACCAGTAAAATTAATTATTCCGCTTTCTAAATCAGTAGAATTCAATAAACCTACATCTCCAATAAATTTAAATGTAGATGCCTTAGCAAGCTTATTTGCAGATCCTGCACGACCAGTAACAGAACCTGTAACAGTTCCTGTTAAGTCTCCATAAAATCTTTTTGCATATATTGATTCGTATTGTAAACTCGGAGATCCTATATAAGATTGGGCATCTCCAAACAACTCATCTGCTGTCACTGTTGGCAAAATTTTATCAACAATAATATTACTAGAATTAGTATGATTTAAATATAAATTACCACCAATAGTAACACTTTGAGCAACCCCAATACCTCCTGCAGTAACTATAGATCCGTTATTTATTCTGGTACTATCAGCTGTTCCTTGTACAAATAAATTACCTTTTGTACTATCATTAAAGGGTACAGAAATATTAATATCTCCTGTTACAGATAATTCTGTATCAGGATTATCATTATTAATACCAACTTTCATAGAGCTGTCAAATCGTAACAATGTTTTAAAAAGTCCATCATTTCTTAATTTGACGTCAATAGAAGCACCTGCGACATTATGTTTTATTACACCATTAGATCCTTCTACACCTATTTCCAGTTCTGAATTCAATCCATATAAAACGCCTTTGTTATTTAAAACATTAATTTGAAAATTTGATGTGCTTACTGCGTCACTTCTAAGAAAGTTTCCAGCCGAAACTGTTTCTTGTCCTACTATTAAACTTTCAGCTTTTTCAGCAATTCCATAATACTTAAAAGATTTTTCTCCAGGCAACGGATTATTTGATAAATTCATACCTGGGGATAGCGTACTAAATCCGTCAATTTTAACTTTAGGTGTAAATGCTTTCTTTGCAAAAATAGCTACTGTTTTTCCTGCTATGTCTATTTGTAGTATATTATACAAAATATCATCTATTCCTAATATTGATTTTGGAATAGGTCCAGTAACTACCCCATCACTATATTCTGGTCCAATAAGTATCCACCCTCCTGCATCGGTATACATGTAAAGTTGTAAATTTTCTCTATCTATCCAAAGATCTCCTTCTTGCTTTAAAGTAGGAGCAGTTATAGATTTATTAACACCATTTGCTGGAATCCAATTGACCCCATTATAAACAAATAATTGCTCTACATTTGGTGAAGAATCGTACCAAAGTTGCCCTTCAACTGGTGTTGAAGGTGAAGTAGTAGAAGCAAAATTTTCTAATAGATGTAAAAAATTCTCTGCTATGATTGAACCATAGGAGGTTGTGTTTTTTCCAGGTAATTTCAAAGATGTTTCCTGATTTACAGTGCCATCTTCTACAACAATTCCTAATTTATTAACACTATCTGTAAATAAAATTTCATATGGCATTTAATTAATCTCCAAGTAAACCGGATAAACTTTGTATGCGTAAGGTATAATCTATTTGTATTAATCTATTAAGACTTTTTTGAACAGGATGAAACAAAACATGAGTTATTAAAAATGTTCCATCATTATTATAGCTTTTTAATCCTAATTCATCAAAAATAAATAGATCTTCTGTATTAGTTGCAGTATCAAAAGCATCTTGTCCGCTAGGCTCTCCATAATCCAACAAACAAGATACTAGAATATCGGTATAATTTGTACCACTTACATGTCTAATTTCTGTCTTATTCCGAAATGCATCATTATTATTAACACTTCTATCATCAACAATTTTTTCATATGTTTCGTTATACAAACTTGCATTAGTTCCGGTGCTATTTGGCGTTAAATAAGTTATAATTCCAGTAGGATCCACACTTGTTCCGCCATTTCCAAAAGCCATAGAGTATATAAAACCTATACCTGCATTACTCAAAGACTGAGCCATAGCAATACTCATATTTTCATAATGTATTGCATTTCTTTTATCTACATAAATTTTCTTAGTTTCAGGATCATAAATTTTAATGTATCCTTCTATTCTAGTGTTACTTCTGTCTTTTAATATATCACTCATAATTTGTCCTATTATATTATTTATCTTGGCAAGTCTGCCTCTGTTGATAATATTATTTTTGCAATATTTGAATTACTTTTATACAACGGTGTTCCAGGTTCTGTCCACAATTTTCCTAAACGTCTTAAAATTACAACTTTATTATTTTCTGCTGGAGCTCTATCTAATATTAATGTATTATTGTTAATCGAAAATTCTGGAGGTAGTACAATATCTGATTCTGGTGAATCTAGTCCTAGTTCTATACTATATTTTACAAGTTCAGTTTTTCTTAATCGAATTCCTGCAACAAATACTTCAAATTCATTAATACTGTTAGGCATAAAATCTAATAAAAATTCATTAGTACTACCGTCTCCGATAAATGTACTTGAAACAATTTCATCTTTATAAGGTAACATTTTATCTACACTCTGATCATAAACTTCTATACCTGCTTTATAAATATTTTTTACACCTGTACCCAATGTTCCTCTTCTTAATTGATATAAAATATTACCATTTTTTTGCCAGTATTCTATCCTTTCACCGTCTACAAAAATAACATTTGGGAATTTATTTTTTTGCGAGATATTCGGTAACAAATTTCCATCATTAATTTCAATTTCTTTATCATACCAGTGTAAGTCTTTTGTTAATCTTATATTTTTTGATCCTTCTAATACAGTATAATGTGTTTTATTTAAAATATCACTAAATTGGCGCCATGCAAACTTATTTTGCATTGCATCATTACTAAAATGAATTGTTTGTATATTATCTAACTCGTCTAATTCTCTATATAATTTAACAAACATTCTATCATGCGTAACATGATAGTCTACACTAGGCGTTAACAAAAACCCATTTCTTGCAACCCACACATAATTATCATCAATTACCGGAGTATTTAATGGTATTAAACCATTCCTTATTTGTCGTAATTCATACCAGTCTTTAGATTGATCATTAATTTCATAAGAGTCATTAATTTCTTCTATTTTTATCACATCTCCTTCATTAGCAGAAATACTATAATCAAACAAGCTCAAAAAACGTGTACCATTACCTTGAATTGTCGGTATTTCTGCATTAGGGTTGCTTTGCTGTCCAACACCAAAATTTTCATCATCTATTCTAATTCCATTCCTATAAACAGTGTACAAGGAATCTACATTCAAAATAAAATCAAATTCTAATATTTTTGATGCCGGTACTCTTCTATAAGCAGAATTTATTTTAATACCGGGAGATAATTTTGTCCTTTCAGTTACATCATAACTTTGCCAGTCTATTTTTTGGCTATCATGATTACTAAATTGATAAATTTTTACATTATCTCCTTGTGCCATTGGAACATCTATATGAATAACACCTGGCGTCTTTACAAATTCATCATCTGCGTAGTAACCATACCTATAATCTCCACCAGCTACTGTGCTATCTTTCCACCCTATGATATAAACTTTTAATACATCGCCCTGATTACCTAAACCTTCCTTAATTTTAATCGTAGATCCTACCTGTTCACTATCATCTATTAACGGATTCAATGATTCTGCTGCAGAAAATGTCCATTCAGTAAGGTACGTTAACTCATTATTATTAAGAAACACTCTTATTTGGTTATAAGAAGTTGAGCTTAAAGGAACTTGCCATAATTTTAACGGATATTCTAAAGCAGTAGAAAGCACAAAAGTTTCAACGTAACCAGGATTTAATAATACATCATTTACAAAAACCAATGTAAACCATTCAATTGGTTCTTGCATAAAAGGTGTTTGGGTTAAATTAAAAATATTAGTACTACCATCTGCGATAAAATTATCAATATATATTTCGCTGTAATTTTGTTCTGCACCTGCATAAATTACATAATTAATAGTTTTTCCTTGCGGAATAGATTCAGAAAACTTAATTAAAATATTGTTGCTACTATCATATTCTTCGTTATCTGCAGGTATTAATACATAATTAACTTGTTCACCATCAACTGTAATCTGACTTGTTAAATCTTCTTCCCATCTTGCATTTACTATAAATGTATTAGATTGTCCATCTGCAATATGCACACCCATATCTAGAATGTTTGTACCACTAATGTTAAATGTTTGTAAATTTATTCTATCATTTAATGCAGGAGGATTCGTAAAAATAATATTCTTTTCGTTGAAATCTACTTTATAATCAGTATCTTGAATTTTAATTTTATCATTTATTTTAACAAATATTAAATCATTATCAAATGGTGTTATTCCTAATGAAAAAGCATTATCTACTCCATTTCCTACATAATTTCTACTAGTAATTTTGCTTACCCCAGGCACCGGTTTTTCAAAAACTGATATACTAACTGCATCTTGGACTAGTCCAGGAACATTTTCTTCTAAACTCTTTGCATTAGTAGGAGTTACAAATAAATCTCCATCCACAACAATTTCTTCGGCATTAATTCCTCGCGCATTACTGTAATTTAATCCACCTCCAGATAATAAACTATCGTAATCTAAATCTGTAGGTAGAAAACTACCATCACTAGTAATCTTTCTAATTATTACAACATCATTATCTTGTAAAACAATATTGTAGTCATTCAAAATTAAATTTTGTTTAATTCCATCTCCTACAAGACTAGGCATAATAGCAGCAGGATTATTTATATTAGTAGGATCATTTTCAAAATTCGGATCATCTACTCGCACATTATTAATATAAACATTGTAAGTAATTCCATTTTCAAGAGGAGTATTAAAATTTATTATCAAAGGTTTTAGTATTCCCTCTGAGACTAGATTTGTTAAATCTTCTTGTCCTAAATTTAGTATCTTTGGTATAATTTGAGTAATGATATTGTTTAAAGAAATACTATCTACTTCTAAATTTATACCATATTGTTGAATTTTATTTGCACTAAGCACTGTCAAAGAATTTTCATCAGCAACATTTAAAATACTAGAAGAATTCAAAGGATCTTCTAAAACTTCATCTAATGCATTTACATTAAATATCTCATAAAATGTAGGAGAAATGTTTACACTATCTCCTTTTACAATTGCATTTACATTTTTTGCAAACTCTTTAAAATTAATCTCCAATTGATTACTTATACTTGCAAAATTATATACATTTCTCGGCATATTATAAACTATATCTTCATAAGCCATATCATACGTATCATATGCATTTGAAAAATAGTCTGTTGTATCCCATCCACTAGTATTCCCAAAACCAAAACTTCGGACTTCTACTCCGCCATAGTCAACGCCGTCTAGCAACAATGACAAATCTTTACCATATTGATTTATTTCTGGTTGATAAAAAAGATTAATTCTATCTTGAGCATGTAAAAAACTTATTTCTTTTTTATAAGAAATAATACATAATGCAAAATTTTCTATAGGTGTATCAAAAACAATCCTACCTAACATTCTACTATAACCTTTAGAATTATCTACTACATTTTCAATTGTATAATCACTTTTTAATAAAACTTTACTATCTACAGAAATTGTTACGTCTTTTTTATTATAAGATATAGGCCATTGTAAATCAAAAATATATTTAGACCCTGAACCTACAAAACTTTCTGTAGTATCTAAAGAAACTCTATCTAAATTTTTGTTAATTCTATCAAATTTTAAAACAGTTTTCATAGATCTAACTTTAGAATTACCAATAATTACACTTAATTTTCCGTCATACCCATTTTCTTTTAAAGATCCATTTATTATACACTTAGGCGCACTTATGTAACCTTGTCCACTATTTGTAACTGTTACACTAGCAATTTTTCCATTTTCGCCTATCGTACAAATAGCCTCTGCACCTGTGCCTCCTCCTCCTTCTAATATTAATTTAGGAGCAACACCATAACCTAAACCGCCATCTATAATTTCTACTTTTGTGACACTATAGGTATTGTTTGATACCCAATTTAAATCAGGATAAGTATCGATACTATCTATGTTTGTAATAACATCATTTACAACTATAGGTCTGAAAGGAAGAATTTTACTAAAATATGAATTAAATCTAGGAGGTAAATCAAAATCTGTTGTAAGGCTTGATGTATTTTCTAATCTATCGTAAGCAGCAACAAACTCTCTAATTTTAGCTTTAAAAGGTTTTACTTCATTTACATAACTTTCATAGCTAGGTAGATTATCATTATTGAAAGTAATATCTTGTCGTAAACTTCCTAAATTATGTTTTACTTTTAAAAAATTTGTTTTAAATATCCAATCAACATCAGGTTGCTCAGATAAAACATATTTTATCGCTGCAATAAATAATTGATTATATTCCACAGCTAACTCATCTACAAACAAATCATTTTTTACAATTTTAGCAATTTCTCTTATTTCTTTACTAGGAATGCTATCATAAAAATCTGTATCATAGCTGACTAAATCGAAATTTTTAAAAGCTAAATTAGGGTCATATAATACACTTGAAAATTGTATAGTTCCATTTTGTCTACCAATAGTTTCATAATTAATCGTATAATCTACATTTTCTAAATCATTAATTTTTAAAAGCAAAAGCCAACCACCTAGACCTACATTGTTTATCTTAACAATACTACCTATTTCATCTTTTATACTTGTTAATTCATATGAATAATCAATCAAATAATCAATTTTTGTATTTTCACTATATCCTTCAGCATACCAACTTATAAAATTCCAATATAAAGATAAATTAAAGCTTTGCGTTTGAATTCTATTCCAAGATCTAGCTGCATAATCTCTTTCATACAAAGCCCATTTTCCTAATATAGTTTCGTCTGTTTTTACTAATGCAGTAAATTTTCTAACAATAATATATGTGCTATCATTATAATTCTCACCAGGATTGATTATTTGAACATCGTCAATACTGCCTATGCTTGTTAATGTAAAATCTAATTCTAAATCTTTTCCTTTTCCTATAACTGTGTATGTAGGTTTTCTCAAGTATCCTCTACCTGGATTTACAATACTTGCTCCTACAATCGCACCGTTTTGTATTTCCAATTTTATTTCAGCTTGCTCAGCTTTTGCAATTCCATACAAATCTAAATCACTTTTTAGATCTACTTCTAAATCATATATATTTGATTGTTGATTAGGATAATTATCTTGTTTATATAAATTTATTAAATTTTTACTATCTACTATTAATTGATTCTTTAAAACATAATTTATACGTTCAATATACTGCTTTAACGCTTCTTGTCTGTTTTTAAACCAACTTTGACGTGGATCATTCAAACATCCGTACTTATATTTTTCACTTAATGAAAAATCTGGTACAGATCTTCCAAATAAATCATAACCAACTAAACTATCTATCCATTTCGTTTCTAAACTCTCATTAGGTATATTTGTTCCTAAGCCATCTGTAAAAATATTATACTGATAATGAACTTTATTCATATCTGATAAGTTATCATATTTGTATATTTCTAACCCTATTGCTGTGTCATTATCGTTCGTATATTTTTCTATGTTAAAAAGTCCAAACTCATTATCACTGATCAGACTTATAAATTCATATCCAGCTAAAAAAGGATTTTCTATTAACTTTGATACATCTAAAGCATTTAAATTCCTATTATCAAGTTCTGGAATTGTTGTTAGATTTTTCACCCAGTAAAAATATTTTTCAGTAAAAGTTTTTGAAATTGGATCGTAAATTCTTTTTACAGAATATGCTGCGTCTCCATACTTTGTTTGTCCTGTTATCCCTGCTGTTGATCCTTCTCCAGTCGAAACCAATGCATCCCATACACTTGGTAAAATATCAGATTCTACCCATTCATAAATATCTATAGAAGAATTAGTAAATAATTTATTCCAATAATTAGTAGAAAAAGTAACACTTGCTAGCATAGGATTGTAAAAAATTACATCACTAATATCCCACCACAATTTACCAACATTTTCAGTTGTCCAACTCATATCTGGTAGAATAGATACATCGGCTGCATCTCCTACAGAATAAACAGCAGGATCATAAATTGTTTTAAAAGATATATTTTGTTCAGCTAATCCTGAAATTTTTCCTTGTAACGGATCTATATAATCTAGATTTTTAATTAACTTTCTAGTTTTCTTATTATAAAGATAAACTCTTTTTATTTTTGATAAATCAACTGAATATTTTTGACTTTGTATTACTGACAATAACGAAGAAGTATCTTTTGCGAACTCTATTACTTTACCATAACTTATAATGTTATTGGTTTCTATTGCTATGTTCGGCAAGCCGATATATATATGGTTTTTATTTAAATGAATATTTTTTCCGATCCCATATATTGTAGTATTAACTTCATCATAACTAAATTCATTACAATAAATAAAAGAATTGTTTAATTGTTCATATACAAAGACTGAGCCAACATTTTCTTTAACATAAGTAAATTTTGTAAAATTACTATCAAAAATTGTTAAAGAACTATCAAATATAGTCTCTTTTTCTAATGTACCTAATAAAGAAATAATAATTAAAATATCATTTGATATATCTACTCTATAACCAAAATAATCTAAAGTTTTTTCTTTTGGACATTTTAATGTTTGAGATAGCTCAAATTTAAAATTTGTCAATCTATAGATATAAACAAGTCCTTGATCTGGAAAATTGATATCAGCTGCAGGAGCGCCAACTATTAATATCGAACCATCATTATTTAGAGATATCGAACTTCCAAATTCTATATCTACAACTGGAGAAATAATATTTTCATACCATCTGTAAGCACCATTAATATATCTGTAAATTGCTATTACATTTGATTTTTCTGTTTCATATTTTACTAATATTGCTAATACTTGACCGTCATTACTAATCTCAAAATTAGAAGCATAATCATAGATGTTTTCCAATGGTATTGTACTAATATCAACAGAATCTATAGAAATTTGTACACCTGTTTTATTAGGAATATATCCAAAAACATCTGTATAATTATCTAATGCACTCCAATAAATTTCATCAAAATAAGACTGTAATAAATTTGTTTTCGCTTGATACAGTGTGTTGTTTAAAAGTACAATGTCATCTTTAAAATATATTGATTGATCGCTAAACAATCCTTTATAATTTTTATTTTTTCCAAATTCCCAATTATAAGTAATATTTTCATAAGTACCGTATTTTATAAAATGAAGCATCCCTGGAAAATTAAAATCATAATCACCATCTAAAGACAAAACATAAACATGAACTACATTATCAATTTCAGCTAGCTTAACTTTAGCTCCAAAATAATGATTATTTTTCCTAAAATTAGAAATTATATTTTTTACTAATTTATATTCATTTCCAAATTTTTCATATATAAAAACACTACCCTCATTGATATTTGTGCTAGTTACTCCTTGAGTGCTAACTGGAATATCGTAAATTTCATTCCAAGACAAATTATTATCAACTGGAATCGTAGGCTCTCTTTCTATACCCTGGACTGTTCTAGACGTGTAATACCAATATTCTTCTCCTTTAAGTTCATTCTCAAATATGCCTAAACTATTAAATATAATATCAAATGGTGAACTTTGAATTATTAAAAGTTTTCCTAAGGTATCTTCATACCCCAAAGAAGTTCTTTGAATAATGCCGACTTGCCTATTAACTGTGTATATATTTGACCTGTCCCAGGGATCTTGTATGTCCCCAATAGCAAGCATTTCTAAGATAGTATCCTCGGCTAAAGCTCCAAACAATGCTCCTTGTGTCCATGTTCCTTGTACATTATTAACATAAACAACAACTCTACTAGGACTAAATCTTTGTAGATACATTACTTCTGCTGTATTCGAAGTTCCTTTTTGTCTTATTATCTGTCCTTGTCTACCTGGATCACTTACCAACAAACCTGACCCATCTTCATAATATTTAGGGTATGGTTGAAAAGGTAATCCTTCTTCGCTATATCTATTTTCATTATACTCTATATAACCGTCCCATAAATTCCAAATTTCATTTTCACCATTCAATACATCAGATAACCCAGCACCAATGTCTTTTAAAGATTTATATATATCTGTTTCTATCTCAGTATATGGTCGTACAAACAATTCTCCAGTTACAGATCCTACTAATTCATCTACAAAATTAAAAGTTTCATTTGTATCACTTGCATTTACAGCTTGAACTTGGATAATGTAAACTGGATTTGAAGAAGTAATAATATTTTCATCTATAACAACTTCTGCTGAAATTACTGTGGCTGTTACACCAGTATTCTTTTGAGTTAAAATTTCTCCTACTTGTACAGTAGGATTTACTATGTACCTTGTATTTCTTACTCTTAATAAACTAACTGTTTTTTTAAGTTGATTATAGTAAAAATTGAAATTATCGCCTGCATTAATAGTATCAGTTAATTCTTTAGGAAATCTAACACCAACATAATTCATTTTACGTTCAACATCCTCAAAAGTTGTAGCATTTATAATGTTTGTACCTTGATAACTAAAACTTCTTATTAAACTAGCTACAGTATTTTCACCATAAGTATCAGTTTGCGAGTAATCAAGAACGTTTATATATTTTGCAGAACTTTCTGTATTATCTGTTATAATGTCAACCAAAACTATATTGAATCCATTATCAGCATTAACATTCTTAACATAGTAAGGAGGAACCATTAACATCACATACCCGCCAAAATCATAACTATCTACAGGAGCAACTAACTGATAATTTCCAACTAAATTTCCTAACAAATACACTGTATCTGAAATCTCAAAAACTCCTCTTACATTTGCCAAATATAAAGTAAAATCATTACTACCTATAAACGGGCTAAACACATATACAATTTCTGCTATTCCATTATTTGTTGTAATAACTTGTCCAACTGTAGGAGATATTAATGCATTATCTATATTAATAATTAATTCAACTTTTGCAGCAATAATATGAGTATCTGTAATTACATCGCTAAACTTTATATTAGGATCGCCTACAAACGTAAAATTATCGCCAAAAGGTTCTGTAGATTGTAAAATTAAATTATTTTGGTTTACATTACTTAATTTATTATAATGTAGCTTGATCTTATCTCCTGGTTTAATTCCTGTAAATTTTTCTTTTTCAATTCTATACAAAAAATGATCAGCAGTGACAGGGTCTTCAGATTCAAAATAACGCAAAGGATAATTACCACTAAGTAATAGGTTAGGATATTCTACGTTTTCTACATTTAATCCAGCATCAGCTATATAGTCACTTGGATTGAAAAAGCTAGAAAAAAGTTGTGCATCTACACTAGGAAAAATATCTATTAGTGCTTCCCACAGCCTGTCATTGTATAAAACAATATCTCCTTTTGTATATGCTATATTTTCTACATAATTTCCTAAAAATCTTGTAGGAATATAAGAATCATTAGGTGCTCCTACAATAATATATCTACTATCTCCTGACATTGCAATACTTTGGCCAAACTTCTTTTGTACACTATTACTAGTATTTGGTTCTAATAAACTTATTAACTGCCATTGAGAATTTCTTGTAGGTCTACTATAGACATACACTTTGCCATCGTTTGTGTCAGGAGCGCCTACTGCTAAATGTAAATTTCTGTCATCAACTGCTATTGAAGTACCAAAATTAGACAAATCCTCATCATCTAAATTATCTATTGACAAATTGAATTGAAACTTATTATTGCGCTGTATCACATTCCATTCATTTTTTCCGTTATTATCTAACCAAAATTTTGTATTATCTGACAGGTTTTTTATAGAAATAGTTTCTAATTCATCAATATCTTTGACTCGCATTGATTGAAAATATGTTAACACCCCGTTACAATTTTCATAGTCATTATAATTAATGGCAAAAAATGCTTGTGGAGCATTTATATCAATTTTTGACTGATACACATTGACAACTTCAAAAAAGCCTCTTAATGGAGATGTAAAGTTTAAGCTTATAACCGAAGAGTCTCCAGAATTGAAATTAGGTAAATTAATTTCGTATATCCCAATAATATCTCCGACAGCAATAAAATCTACAAATTTTTCTAAATCTAAAGTAATTAAACTGCCTGTTATTTTAACACTTTTAATTTTAACATTGCTTTTTTTATATTGAAAAACTGACCAACTTTTTTTATAGTTACCTACCCATAAATAATCATCAAACAACAAATCATCTATATTTTTCTCTAATAACTCATCTAAAGTTACAAGAGTATGATTAACATTATCTGGATCTACGTAGCCTGCTGTTCTAAATTTAAAATCTTCAGCTCCAATGTGAAAGGTCGGCAAAAGGTTATAGTTGTTATTAGTATCAGGTTTAACATATGCATTTGATTTAGATAGTCGCAAAATTAAGTCAATCTCGTCAACAACTGTGTTATCCGTAATAAGCACGGGTTGTGGATTTAGCCTAAAGTCTTTTTCTGGTAAGATGTAACTATATTCCGAAAAAATATCTACTCCACCATATAAACCTACTCTAATTGCCCATTCCTCAAAAAATTCTAAACTATCCTTATCAGTATTAGACAATACATCAAACAACTTTATTAGGGAATTTTTTGTCCCTTTATCTTGTATAAATCCTTGATAAAATTTGTATTGGCTAATATCATTAGGAATAATATTTTTTAAATAATCTCTTTTTTGATAACCAATTAAATGCTGTGCTATCTTTTGCTGTTCAATATCTAAATTATCACTATCTAAATCATAAAAATCTTTAAATTGGGCAACTTTGTAATCAAAATTAGAAAATAATTGCTGTACTGGTTTTGATGGTAATCTTTTCCATTTACTAAAATCAAAATCAGCTGTTCCTAAAATTCTATCATTTGCTAGATAATAATATTCCTTAAATTTTACAATATCTCCTGTTTGATAATCTGTCCATGGAACAAAATTTTGGATATTAGCATCGTCATAGAAAAAACCCGGTATATCAAATCCGCCTGTCCAATTAGCAGTCCTGTATCCAAAAACTAAAATTCTTTCCTGCCTATACCCAGGCTGAAGGTCATAGATAATATCATTGAATACAGTTTTATTATCAATAATTACTACGTGCTCTTTTAAAACTAATGGTAGTCTAACAAAGTAAATCCCTGCAAAAGTATTAACTGGTTTTATTTCAAATTTATTAAATTTATCTCTATAAAATTTTAGATTGTTACTTTTAATAGGATCCCCGCTTGCTTGTAAAATACTGTAGCCTAAACTAGTATCTTGCGTATTTCCTACAATGGCAAATTCACTTGAAAATTTTAAAGCATAAGCTGCAGGACTTAGTGTAATTACAGCATCGTCTGTCCAAGTCTGTGTGGTCCAAAACATAAATTGTTTTATAGAATGGAACCAATCTGCCAAATTAGAAGTGTCAGCGATAAATGTATCAAAAACAAAACCAACGGATTCAAGGTACTTTCCATAACCAAACAAAAAGTCGACTACATCTTGAATTGTTTTTAGAACTGTTCCATAATCTAATACTTCAATATCCGACTCAAAATATTGCCTGTATTTTGCATCCACTCCGCCTGTTACAGGCAAGCTAGACATTTTAACAAATTTTGTGCTGTCAAATAGTTCTCCAGCAACATGAGTTACTTTTGTTCTAAAAAAAGAATTTGTTCCTACCCGTACAATACTTCCTATTTCATAATTTTTTCCAGTTTGCCAGTCTAAAAATGTTTCAGTGATTCCTCCCACGTTGAAGTAAACATCAGCATCTCTTTTACGCACACGTATATACTTAAATTCTGCAGTTTTATTATCATACCCTTTTATAAGAAAACCCTTAGTTGATCTTTCTATAATAACTCCACTATAAGAAATTTCATCTATAGGAAAACATGTATTCTTAAATATTGTATAATTTTCTGTTGGAATAAAAATATTACCTTTATTTAATGGCGTTCTGCTATCCAATATTAAATTAAATTTATTTTTATCTGTAAATCCTCCAACTTTAAAACTTATTTGATTAGTAATTAATGCAACATTTTTTTTGTATTGATCGAATTTATTTAAAAATATTGTATTTTGATATTCTACAACAAAATTAATTAATCCACTAGTTATTTGATTGCCTGTTGATGTTGAATTATCTGGAAAATTAATATTTTTTAATTGTATATGGTTTTTGGTACTTCTATAAACAAGTTGTCCTGATAAATCGCGAATCTGATTATATCTATCAAACCCAGTTGAAAACATGTAAGCAGGTCTAAGTAAAATACAAGCTTTAATTATAGAAAAAGGATAGTCGCTAGATCTTTTCCAAACCATTTCTACAGGAGAACTATCACCAAAGAGAAACTCGTCTGTGTATGTTGATGAATTTTTATTTTTTATTATATTCAATAAATTTGGTGATTTTAAAACTCCCTTTTCATCAACCGGTATGTTTTCTAACAAATATGGTCTAATATATTTTTTGTTAACAGTATACGTAGGCTTTCTAATTATACCTTTGGACAAATCTTCCCACAAAAGTAAATTATTAGATGTGTATGGCGGAGATCCGTATTGGTCGTCCCACCAGCTAGGTTTAATTTTAAAACCTAGCATTTCCCATGGATTAGTATGCGGCAAATCAGTATCATACAAATATTGATATATACCAGGCCAGTAACCAGGAACCTTCTCACCATTAGAAAATCTAGATTTATTATAATTATATGTTAAAGGATTCAATCTGTTATAATAAACATTATCAGTGTATTCAACATTTACAAATTTTGTATAAGTTGTAAAATCAGTCAATAATGCCTTATTAAATTCATATAAAGAAAAGCCGGTATCCCTACCATAACCTGGCATAACTTCATGGATATCTAATAAAGAAGGATCATATTCAATTTTAATATTATTAAATATCCTATATTCTAATTCTAAAATCAACGCATCTCTATAATCTTTATATGCAACAGTTCTGCTTCCGTCATGCCCTATAAGTAATTGTACTCCAAGATTTAATTCTTTGTATGCTGAACTATCTTCAGCACCGCTATTTTCCAAAGTTTTTGGAATGTAAAAGGATGTTGTACTACCATTTAAAATATGGATATTAACATCCCCTAATCCTCCGTTATCAATATCTGCTTGTTTTGCTGATCGAAAATCTACATAAACTGGATAGAACCAACCAATTAAATCATCTTTACCATCAATAATTTCTTTTCCATATGCTTTAAATGGCCCTGTTCCATCTACTAGTTCGTCCTTGTTTACAACTTCATTTATCTTTAAATCAGGTTGAAATTTGGGATAAAGACCTAACTTTGTTGGACTAGGAGGAACAAAACATCCAACTGTACTGTCATACTCAATTATTTCAATAGTATCATCTACATTTTTATTTCCAAATATTTTGACAAATCCATCTTCACTAAAATCATAATCTAAACCATATAATAATTGTTTTTGGTTCTTATAAACGCCTACTGCATTATAACTTAATTCATTTAATTGAAATGGTTTAGATAAATTCCAATACATTTGATCACTATCAATTACAATATCAGAATTTACAATTTTTCCTCCGATTGGAACCATATCTGAAAGATAAAAAGGAAAATTTTCCTTTTTATCTTCAATAAATTTTTGTAAAATTTTATCCACATGAGTTTTAATGGGTCCAGTAAATCCGAGATTAGTAGCAATTTCTAAAAATTGCCTTTTAAATTTACCATATTCAATTTTTACATAATCTATAGCATCTATAATATTACTACTTTTATCTAGCAAATGATATGCATATAAATTAAATGGACTTGAGTGTTTATAAAATTTAGACCCATATTGAGATAGATTTTGTAAATCTCGCAAATTTCCTTTTCCTGGAAATTCTCCTACAAATCTAGAATCATTTTCTACAATAGATGCAACATGATCTATAACTTCACCCAATGTAAAAG